TGTGCATCAGTACATTGTCTTTGTACTTTTTGATCTCCGCATCAACATCAATACGATCATCAGTTTGATCGACAGTTCGCAAGACAAAGAAGTTGCCGCGCTCATTGTACCATTCTTCGCGCTCTTCTTCCGATTGCTCTTCAATCTCGGCAAAGCGCGCATCGTCCGCTGGTACAAAGCTACAACGACAATTGGGGTGCGCTGGGATTAGGCTACTGGCCTCGTCTATCTCGTATGGCCCACCGGCAGCGATGTCCTCACACTCATCACATACCGCATCGTCGCCCGCAGTCAGAACATTTACAAAGTCCTCGTCACGAAACAAATGATCATGGACTTTGATCTTTGGTAGCCACTCAGGGTCAACACCAACCTTCTTCACGCCTTGTGCTTTGTAGGCGAATAGCTTGCCGGCATTCACAGCACCAACAATCGTCATATTGACGAGCATAATGAGCCGTGCGCGCGTGACCTTCTCTAGCGTCTTGCGAACCTCACGCATCAGAGCGTTTGGTGTCTGCTCAAGATCCAGCGCCCGCGCTACGTTACGCAATATGCGCCGTTGCGTCTCGCTGCTAATGCCGCGGACCTCTTGCCCTGCTATCGTTGTGAGAAAGCGATTTGTCTCATCAAGGTTCATCTTAGCAAGGGCAGTGTTGAGATCCTTGCCCGCTTGCACAACACCACGGTCGATTGCTTGTGCTATTAGATCCTTCAACCAATCTGGTGGCGTTGCGAGTGTATGCTCCACAATAGAACGGATCATCGCCTCGCTGCGTTCGAGCTTACTGCCTACTGGCTCCATCCATTTCTGGAACGTATCAGGCCAATCACTTTCCTTCAACCCAGCATAGTCACGCTCTTGTAGCACATTCCGCAATTGCTTGTTGAGATCATATACCTTACGATTGACGATAGAGCGTCCCGCACGCCGCACAATGACGCTGCGTGTTGGGTCCCTGCGCAATGCGCGTATGCGCTGTTGCTCTGGATTAACAAAATTAGGAAGTGCTGTCAGCATCAAGCCTCTGCTTCAGCTTTTTTCTTATTGCTTTTCGAAGGCGGTCCTTTGTCGCCTTCACTCTGCTCTTGAGCTTCGTCTTGATCTTCGTCTTGATCTTTGTCTTTGTCTCTTCCGAAATTTTCCTCTTCCTCTTCCGCATCAACATCCTCCTCTGGCACAAGCTCTTGCTTTAACAAAGCTTCTTCAATCGCAGCTTCAAGACCTGGATATGTACCATCCTCAATGAGTTGGTTACAGCGGCCCTTTGCTAGTGCTTCGAATGGCACAAGGCCAGAGTCAACGTCAAACTTCGCCACTTCTGCCTTGAGCTTATCAATCGCTGCCTTCTGAGCTTCGTCCATTTGCCATAGTGAGTTCCATTCGTAGTAAATGTTGGGATCAGCATTGCCTAATGCGGACCGTGTAATGGCAATGTCAAGTCGTTCTATGGCGGGTGACAATCGCAATGCTTGGTCTGATGCGATGCGATCATAATAATTATGCAGATCACTATCACCTGTAGAGTTAAGGCCAGCGGGCGATTGCCCTAAGAACCGCGTCACTGGAATGTCGGCAGCACCAGCAGCGATCTGTAGATACATTTGTAAGATTTCAGGCATGCCTCCGAAATTTGTTCCGATGCGCTCCCATGTCTCTTCTGCGTCCAACACAAGTGCATTGACCACGGACTTCGCAACATTGGCCTCTGTGAATCGTTTGATCAATCGCTCTGTGCCTGTGCTGGTGCTAAAGATTTCCGTCAACCCAGGTATCTTGATCACATCAACCTTGGCTTCTTGGATCAACGCAGCGATACTTTGCATCACAGTACCAGCAGCGCTGACGCTATCATTAATGATCTGCATAACCGGATCGCCCCAGCCCTGTTGGGACAATTGGTCTGCTGAGTCCATCCCCGTCAATCGCACCATACGTGATGGATGAATATTGACAGCATTGCTAATGTTGGTACCGTCCGTCAGCGTGTAGAATTCTGGGTGCCCATAATAAGGTGACGCGAGGTCATTGATCAATTGCTCTGTGCCCAACTGATGTGGCGACAGAACATGAATGAACTTCAACGCATCCTTGCCGATGGTCAATGGGTCAAGCTCAGTGGCCATATCTCCTTCAATGCCGATCAAGATACAAGCACCACCATACAATCGCGCACGGACTAAGGCTTGTTGGAGTTTGAGTTGGATCTGTAGACGCTTCTCAGTGGCCTCCAACAATTCGATTTGTTGTTGTGTGGCTTGCCAGGCGCGCCACTCGCGCGTGGCGTCTTGCGCTGGAATCTCGATTACCTTGCGTGCGATCCAGTCACCTTGGTATGCTGCCTCTAGCTGGTTGCGATCCCAGAGAGGCTTCACATACATGTGGCCTGTCATCTTGTCTCGGCCAGGGACGCCAAGACCAGACAGGAAGTTGGTGAATGTATCTGCGAATCTGTAAGCCATCGTTATCTCTTCTTACGCTTACTTGGCGTTGGCTTCTTACGCGCAGTAGCAGGCGCATCAGGCACAGTGGGTGTGCTCTCTGTGAAGAGCGCCACAGAGAATGTGCGTTGAGCTTCTTGCGGTATGGGATTGCCTTCAGTACCAGAACGGAATTTGATAAACGCAATCGCACGGCCCATGTTGACTGGAATGATTACACCAGAGCCAGGCACGACGACATCAACCGTCACGGCATAGCCATCGAGGCCGTACATCTCGTTGTAGAACACACCATCAGAGGAGAACTGAAACGTCAGTTTTGATTCAGTCCACTCAGGCGGCATCGTGATGCGTACAAGCTGCCCAGCACTACAGTCAATGCCGTCCGACAGTGACTCACCTTCAGCAATTGTTGGTCCGTTGAGCACTTGAAGCATGACTTCGTTCTCCGACAAAAAAGAATGGCGGATGGACCTCTCTCCATCCGCCAAGTTACCTCTCTCTACTTGCGCTTCGCCTTCGATGGCGTCACTACTGGACCTTCCGGCAACACAATGCCGATGGTGACCCAGCCCGTTGTTGCGGTCCAAATCGGAACATACTTGATCTTTTCACCATCATCAGTCTCACCCTCAGGCGGGATCTCAATCGGTGGTGTTGGCATCGGCACGTTGCCTCCGCCCCAGATGTACACAGGCTCCCAGTTGCCACTGCCTGGCGGCAGCACGATGGGATGTTCTGCACTCGGCTGTTCGCCTGGTAGTCCCTGGTCTGGCTTTGGCTGTTCACCAGGCAACCCTTGATCTGGCTGAGGCTGCGATCCAGGGAGCGTGTTGTCGATGACGCCACCCGGAGGCAGCGGGTAAAAGATCGGATGCTCTGGTCGCGGCAGTTGACCAGGCAACGTGTTGTCGATGCCAGGCTGCGCACCAGGCAACGACTGATCCGGACGACCACCTTGCCCACCTGGTAGCGATTGGTCAGGACGTCCACCACTCATCGGAGTGATCAATGCGATGAAGCTCTTCACCATTTAACTTTCCTCCTTCATTGTGTATGTTATCAGACCCAGCTTAGGGTTCTGTCGTAACCGCTGACTGTTTGTGCGAGTTTATTGTATGCGCCTGCTGTGGCGTCAACTTGATCCTTGTATTGACCGAATGGAAAATGCTCGTGCTCTTCCATGAAGTCTCTATTCCAATTAGCAGCCTTCAACTTCACATTGCCTGCTTGGACCTGAGCGGCATACGGCTCAGCGCGGACCTCCTTGCTTCCTGTTACACGATCAGTATGCACATCATACGCTTTGAATCGTCTGACGCTGTTCTCTGCTGACTCTTTGCCGCCTGATCCTGGTTCTTGTTCAAACCATATCTGATATCTGGGGCATGTCTGTTTGTCGGTAGCAGCTGCTTGCAGCAATCGTTGCTCGCGTTCAAGGGCGGACCATTGGCCTCGCAATACATCTTCCACAACTGTTGTTCCGTCGGACATGTCATGCACGAGAGCAGCAGCAGTATAGGCACCACCACCGGCCGTGCCTGCCTTATCAACATAGCGTATGCTGCGCTTGATCTTGCTGCGGTCGAATGATGTGACGACATCGAAGCGGTCCACAGGGAATAGTTCACCACCAACCACAATTGGGTTTTGTTGATAGATGCTTTCCCATCCAGCCAATGTAAGTACTGCCTTGCGCTTCATCAAGAAGTCAAGGGACTTAAGTTCAGGGAACAACGGATCACCCTTGAGCCTGTGCTCTTCATCCTCAGTGGCCAATGCTGGGTAACGTAGTATCTTTGTGTTGGGGAAATGTTCAAGCCAACGCCCTACAGGATCATCGACGTGCCAGCGTGTCATTATCATAATGAAGCCAGCACCCTCACTGAAGCGTCCAAAGAAATCGTCCGTGAACCAACCCCAAGTCTTTTCGCGTATGGACTTTGATTGAGCGTCAGCACGGCCCTTGATAGGATCATCAATGAAGCCGAGGTCTAGTCCTTGGCCGTTGATCTGTCCCAACACGGTGGTGTTACGGAAGCTGCCTTCATGTCCTACATATTCAAGGAATGACGAATTGCGTAACCAACGACCGACAACCGTTACGACGTTACTATCATTCAATTTGGTTTTGGCAAAAACCTTCTTGTAGTTATCACTGTCGAATGTTCTTTGTAGCGCCATGTTGACGCGAATGCCGAGGTCGTCGCTGTATGAACCAAAGATGGTTTTGAGATTTGGATTCTTGCCAGCACACCATGAAATGAAGTCCGTTATTTGCTCTGTCTTGCCGTGTTGTGGTGGTGCTTGTAAAACTAAAACAGGTTTGCGGTTGTGAATGAAGTCATCCCAGAATATCATGAGATGCTTAGCAACATCGCGCTGCCACCACGCATCCAGAGAGCGCGGTCGTATCATCTTGCGATAATGAAAGAAGTCCTCACGCGCGAGCGAAGCTTGCATCTCTTCTAGAAGTGCAAGATCTTTCGATGACCACTGCGACTTGATCTTTATGAGCTTGTCAAGACTCAGCGTCGTCGCCATCATCATTACCAAGCAGCACCATCTGTACCGCCTCCATAGAGATGCCGCGCGACTCTAGCTCTTTGCGTACTTCATCAACAGAGCGATATATAACATCAGCATGCATATCACCGCGCTGCTCGACTTGTAATGGAATGATACGCGCCATCAGGCCAGCAAATGTCTTGAGGTCCTCTTTTGCGATCTTGCGTAACAATCCCAGCGCACCGTCTTTGCCTTCTCCATCGCTGCCTTCCAACTCAGCAGCCAGCATAATGAGTTCTTTTAGGACGCGTGGGATTTTGTTCCCTACTCCTGGCGGACGACCTCCAAACACAAATGGCTGATCATTCTGCGGAGGCAATATCTCTTGCGTGCGCCGTTTTGCGGCAGCATATCGTTCGTCCATCTCAAGACGCCTTCTAATGACCCTCTCGGTCTTTGATGGCACGATGTTCACCATATTTTATTACAAGGCAAGCTACCGCTATTGCCTAGGCTAAAGTGTCAGCCGTAGGACAATAACGATGAAACAGAGGACGTGGGACTATGCCGCAGCCTCTAGACTATTTCCCGATACATTTATCGGACGATAGCCACCCATCGCTTTTAGCAAAACCCTCTCACGAGCATTCTTGCCCATTCCATCATAGATTACCAGCTGCCCCGCCAACGCACCATCTTTTATGCGTAGTGTCTGACCAATCGCCCATGGTAGAGGTATGAAGCCTTCGCTCTCTTTTTCTTTCGCCATAAGATCATCTACAATTTCATCAGGGACGCAACTTGGATTGTCGCCTCCAATCACGCCATAGATACCACGGGTGAACAATACACTACGCCACGCGTCAGCGACTCGAATGAAGAGATAACCCGGGAAGAGTTGGCATGTACGTTCAAAGCGTTTGCCTCTCCTGAAATGTATCTTGCGATACCTTGGGGCATACGAGACGATGCCCTGACGTTCAAGATTCCTCGCCGCGATGATCTCGCAATTGGAGAATGTAGTAGCAAGCGCCCAGTAGCCCGACATCCGTCCGCTTCCCTCGCGACCGAATAGGCCGATGGGGAGCGAACCTATTCTCAGTTTGCCCGCCTCGTAAAGGGTCTTTTGGCATTTTCCGGCTTTGGTCATTTTAGGGCGTTTTCTGGTCATATTCGTTTTAAAACGAATTGGGTCGTTTTTACAGTGTTTTCGTGATGGGAAGCCCAATCGTTTTCGAAAACGATTTCCAAAAACGATTTCCAACTTATCCTTTATTTGCAGGGGTTTCCAAGCCGTTTCTTAAAAACGGTTCGCCGGAAACGGAGGTGCGTCAGCCTCCGTTATCCGGTCGTTTCGTTTTAGCCTCTTTCCTTAGTAAGGGATTTCTAAAACGATTTCCGGACCGGCCCCGTTTTTAGAACTGACCTTCTGGGCCGGGAGAGTACTGGCGGCCCTTTTGAGTAAGCGACCACCGATTGCCTTCCTTCTTGACGAGCCGCCGTGATTCGAGATCACGCATCGTCTTGGTGACGAGCGACTTGTTCGGATCAGTGCCGTTCGAATAATACCACCCAAGGGCCCTGCACAGTTCAGCAAAGGACCGACCATCTTCTGACTTCATAGCCGCGATTAACGCATCTTGATTCTTGATGCTAATCTCATCACTCTCTTCACTTTCCTTATCAGTCATCGTCCTAGCAGTCACGGTCCACAACTCACGTCCCTTACTATCACGCAAATCCTTACACGCACCGGCTACAATCCTGAAGGGAATAGGCGCAAAGTCAGCACCGCGGAATTTGCCGTGCCAATGTAGCTCAACGACCTTTGGCGCTTCGCTCTTCACCATAAGCACTAGATTGCCGTCAACCTCATTCACGAATGCGCCACCGCCACGCGGCACTAGATATTCGTTCGATGCGTTCTTGATCGGATGACAAAGCACCAAGATCGTAGGACCGCCGTGAAGGTTCACTAAAGGCCGCAACGTCTTGCGCGCATAGTCGCCCAACTGCGTATTGCTATTCTCATCGTCGCCTTCAAAGTACACGGCGCTCGTATCGATAACAATCAAGGCAAAAGGACCGTGGTCCTTGGTCTCTGTAGCCAACTTACTCGCCAGCTTCTTGAGACTGAAGCTTCCCGGTATCCATACCATGTTCTTAGTACGGGCATCAATGTTACGTTCCTCACACAACCTGATCCAACGCATCCGTACATCGTCCGGGTTTTCCCCAGCAAAGAATAATACCTTGCCGCTTTCAATCTCACGCTTGCCGAGCGGCTTGCCCTCTGCGACCAACGCAGCGAGTAGCAAAGCCACGGTCGTCTTACCGGTGTTGGTCTGTGCGGTCAACGAATACAAAAACCTACGCTGGATGAGCCCCTCAATGAGATAGTCAGGCGGCACGAAGCTATCAACAAAGTCCGCGCTGCTGACAAGCAGCGCGCTTTTCTTCTTGGGCGGGGGCGCGTCGCTCTTTGGCGGTGGTGCTGCGTGATCTTTACCGTTTTGCTTTTCATTTTGCTTCTCATATGATTCATCAACATGGACCCTATCATAATAATCATAGAGACTCTCACCACTTTTTTCGGCTAGCCACTCATCAACGATATCGCGCCAATTGGGGCAAGCTTCATTGGCCATATGATAGAGACTACCAGCGCCCTTTTTATCTGGCTTGCTGTTACTCAATTCTCTCCATTTCTTATTCGTTCCATGTTGAGTATATTTTTCAGATTTTTTTGAGACGTGATGAAAAGCCTCCAGACCTTGATCGCTACCATCGAAGGCGGCATAAATCGGAATAGCAATATTGTTAGTCCATTCGATCCATCCAGGTTCATCGTTGGGAACAAATGCACAAGCCATAAAACATTCATTTTGGTTTCGGGCTAAAATTTCTTCATTTGCGATACCATTATCACGATTGCGTTCAGGCAGCCGCATATCATCAGGCCAATTAGGAAGATGATTCAAGTCATTGCTACCATGCCAGCGATATCCCTCGCTTGGCGGTACGATAACATATTTGCCTTTACCTTGCGTATCAACGCCCTTGGCAATTCTATCTGTGCTGCTAACAATGTGCTCGTCATACTTAAAGTACAAGTGAGCACCGCCAGACATTGTGCGGGCGATCACAGGACTGCGCGTCTCCCAATCAGGCACAGCCTTGAAGCCATCCTTGCCTTTCTTCACGTCAAGATCAAGAACCGCAACGCCGCTTTCTTCTCCAGTCGGCATACCGATCATTGCGTGAGGAAATTCTGTCCACCACTTCTTGATCTGCTCTGGATCAGTCGTGGCGTCCTTGAAGCCGTGCTTAGTGTATGGAGACTTATCAGGTGCGCAAGGGAATATTGGATACTCAGCAGCAGCATAGGCCAAGGCAGCATCAAGAAGTTTGTTCATGGCTTGGCGTCCCTTTTCATTCATCGACGCGAACGTGATTGGTCGCTCCACTCCATTTTTAATTTCAAACTTTGGAACTGGACGCGCGAATCGCAAAGTGGGTCGGGGGTTAGTACCTTAGCCTCGCATTCGCGAAAGGCTAGGAAAATTTTTGCGCACTAATAAGGAGAAAATATTTTTTGCGCGCCTCTTTACTTTATTTTTGCGCGGGCGGAAGCTCGGCGGTCCTTCTTTTTCTTCTAACCGCGTGAGAGCTTACAAATGGCAAAGCAAACAAACTCAATTCCCGAGTTCATTGAAGAGCGTGCCGCCACGCCTGATAAGTTAAAGGCACTAAGGCAAGCTGTTTCTGAACTCAGGGACCTTGAGCTACTCAAGAATGATCTCAAGGACCAGCTCACTCAGACTAATATCACAATCAATAGGCACACTCGCGAAACGCTCCCTGACCTTTTTCAAGACGCTGGGCTAACATCCATCACGCTAGAAGGCACAGGCAACGTTCCACCATACGTTGTGAAGCTTGAGACTGAGATCACCGCCAACATCGCTGCTGGATGGTCGCCCGACGAAAAAGAAAAAGCGTTTGATTGGCTGGCGGCCAATGGCGCTGAGGATCTCATCAAGGCAACTGTCACAATCACATTCGCCCGCAATGAGATCAAGAAGGCCGAGGAAGTCCGTGATGAGCTTGAAGAGCAGGGCCTTGAGGTTGAACTTGATATGAAGGTCCATCATCAAGTTCTATCATCTTGGCTGCGCGAACGGTTCATGAACAAGAAGGTCCCCAAGGGTATCGCTACCATTGGTGGCTACATCGGTCCCATCGTCAAGCTAACGACAAAACGGTGAAGGCGCCCAGCACACGGACGCCACTACTCAAATTGATATGGGACATCAGTAACACTTCGCTAACAGATACCACACTCGCCCGTCGCTACAAACTTTCAGCTGTAACAATTCGCCGCTATCGCTTGGCGGTTGATCGCTTTAACGGAAAGGAGCCAAAGGACCCTTCAGACAAAATGAAGTGGATGCGGAGACGGAAATGAAACACACATGGAGGATATGAAATGGATCACTTTGAAATCGCTGAGTGGGCACTTATCGATCTGATGAAGATCATAAAGAAGCATGTTAAAAAAGAGGACGTGGATAAGTTTCTGTCGTCTCCAGTTCTTGCTGCGATGATTAAAGGTAAATACGATACAAAACTCATCGAGCATGAATATTACAAATTGTTAGAAAGAGAACATGGAGTTGTAGTACCAAGAGCCTACAGAATGCCGGATGGGAAGAATGGTTTGAAGCACACAGGAGTGACAGGAGCATCTAAATGAAAGACAAAACTACCAAAGACAAGACCGTTACCAAATCCAAAGATGCCGAGTATGATGGAAGCAAATCTCTTATGTATGCTGATAACGCAATCCGTGATCTATGTGCTCTTCTTGGAATAGTCTTGCGGAATGCTGATGAGGACAACTGCGACTGTGTGGATGCTAGAGACATAAATAGAAATAGACTAGCGCCATTCGCTCCAGTGATAGCTGCGATGATGGACATCGCATACAAGGAGGATACAAAATGACCAAAGACCGCTTGAACTTTCTACTCAGTGCGATCACTTATCGTGCCAAGCGCCAAATGTTCATCGACGAACTGTCGATGGAGTGTCGCAAAGCGGGATTTGATCCCGAGACTAATATGCTCAACTACATTGAGGGCGTCGTTATGGAAAGCGACTTTGACGATACGCCAAAGAAGCCTGCGAGTGTTACGAATATCGCAGAGGCTAAAACTGAAGCCAAAGTCGAGCCAACATTGCGCGAGTCACTCACTGAGATCTTGAACAGCGGATGGGACTTCAGTTCTCTATACGATCCCGAAGGCGCGCGGGAAATGTGCTCTGAGGAAGGCGACTGCCTTGATCGCCGTCTCTCAGAACTGAGTGATGGGCAACAACGCTTCATCAAGGCAATCAAGCGTCACCATCGTATATGGAAAGATCCACGTTCAAACAGGAGAACATTCAATGGCTAAGGCAACAAAGGCAAAGGCGCAACCTCAAGCGCCAGCGAAGGCTACCAATGTCGTGAAGCGTCAGTCTGCGGTCGCGGTTCCGGCTACAGATGAAGAGTTTGAGAAGTTGTTGTCGGATGACGCCGGCAAGAACAAAGGCACATCGTCAAAGACTGAGGACAACCTTGTACCTCTCGTGTACATCCTCCAGTCCAATTCGCCTCAAGTCAATAAGCGCAGTGACGCTTACATCGAGGGTGCTGAGGCTGGCGATATCTGGCTTCGTCACGCTGCCGATCCGATCATCAAGGGTGATGAGGGAATTGTTTTCCTTCCTTGCTACTTCTTCAAGGACTATGTGGAGTGGATCCCGCGCGATGATGGTGGGGGAATGGTCGGTCGCCATCCTACGCTTCCAGAGGACGCAATCGTTGAGCATGATGAGAAGCGTCCCAATCGCGTCGTCAACAAGACTGCGAACGGTAACGATCTCGTTCTAACGTGCAACCACGCTGGCTTCGTCATCACCGATGAAGGACGCGCATTGCCCTATATGATCCCACTCAAGTCAACGGGACTCACTGTGAGCCGTGCGTGGATGTTCATGATGAACCAGAAACTGTCTGCTGAGGGCAAGCCGCTTGCGTCTTACTCTCACAAATACCGTCTCACAACCAAGCACCGCAAGAACAAGGAGGGTGAATGGTTCGTGTTGGACGTTTCGGATGAAGCTCGTCTCACAGCAGCCGACAAAGAGCTGTATATGATGGGCCGTGCACTGGAGGCTGCGTTCGCCTCTGGTGAGAAGCGCGGCGAGGCAGAAGTCCACGTTGACCAATCGGCCGACGACGACGGTGATATGTAAGTGAGTATGTGGTCTGGACACGGCTATGCGATGGAGTCACTCATCTCCATTGTCGCCTATGATGGTAATTCCCTCCTGTGTGGGGTCAGCAGTGATGCTGACTTTGAAGTGGATTGCCTAGGCGATAAGCAGCGTTCGCCTTCTTCCGCTGCTGAAGCATACCACGCGGTTAGGGTTGTGTCTGGGGTAACTCAAGAGTGGAGCCACTATCACTTCTCAACTTGGAGAACTTCTGATGAAGATCGTTGGGGCAGGAATGAGCGGATTGTTAGCGGCAAACATGTTGGTGCGCCATAAGCCGACTATCATCGAGGCGCAAAATGAACTGCCGAATAACCACTCGGCAGTTTTGCGCTTTCGGTCAAGTGTTGTCGGTGATGTGCTTGGTATTCCATTTCGCAAAGTCCAAATGATCAAGTGCCCCGTGCCGTGGCGCAATCCCGTCTCTGATTCGCTCGCATACAGTTTCAAATGCTCAAGCCAATATCGCAGTGACCGATCAATCACAATGGGCCTCGTTACCGAGACGCGCTACATAGCACCAATCAACCTTATCGAGCGTATGGCTGATGGTCTCAACATTCAGTATGGCGTTACGTTTCATCGCCTCTCAGTCAAGAGCAAAGAGGGTCCGATTATTAGCACGTTGCCGATGCCGAAGCTCATGGAGATACTTGGCTACACGGATGACATTCCAAAGTTCACCTACACAGAGGGACTTAACATCAAGGCCAAGATCGAGGACTGCGATGCGTTCGTATCGCTTCTCATACCAGATCCAATTGTACCGATATCGCGCGTCAGTATCACAGGTAATGAACTCATCATTGAAGTCTCAAAGGTCACGGGTGATATCATCCCTGAGGTACTGGCTTCATACGCGGTCGATATCCTACTTGGTATTGATAGCAAGAAAGTCAGCGACATCAGCGCACACAAACAGACCTATGAGAAGATCATTCCAATCGATGACGATCAGCGCAAACGCTTCATTGCTTGGGCGACCGACAAATACAATATCTATTCGCTAGGACGCTATGCGACTTGGCGGCCAAACTTGCTACTCGATGACCTCGTCAACGACGTTCGCAAGATCGAAGGGTGGGTCAACAAGCCCGACGATTATGCGATGCGCAAATACAGGAGTTCTTAAATGGCAGCATACCTCACATATCACAAGGATATGTTCGGACTACAAGTCCAGATCGTCCGCGATATAAATCTTCATAACGCGCGACACAACATCCTCTATCAATGTGTCTTAACAAAGGAGGAAGCAAAGCTCAGCATCGATGAGCTTATGGAACGCTACCCGTTTACTCCGAAGGAAGAAGACAAGTTCTAAACAATCTCACACACAGGAGAACTAAAATGAAAGTACAACTCATTGACTACACCGGCATTGGACATTCTGATGTTTGGTACGCAGCTCGCAAGCTAATCCGCGCCAAGAACACTCGCATGCCTTCTTCGTTTGTGGAGCGGGTGAGTGAAATGAATGGTTATGATATAGTGAAAGAGTTAGAAGCTATCGCTATGACGATACGCTCATCATGGGAGTTCGTTTCATATACGTTCACGGTCAACGATATCTCCCGGGCGACCTGCGACCAAATGACGAGGACACGTGTTGGCGTTGCGTTCGCTGTGATGACCCAGCGTGTGACAGACCTCAAAGATTTTAAATATGTAGTCCCGGGAGCGATTAGCGAACGCAAAGAACTTGAAGTGTTGTATCACGATCACATGACCCGAACGTCCGCGTTCTATGCGTTACTAATTGAAAACGGCATCAGCACGCAGGATGCGCGGTCTATTCTCCCGATGGCCACACATTCGCCATTGACGGCAGAGTACAATCTACGTTCGTTGGCTGATCTGGTAGGCAAGCGTCAGAACCTTCGTGCCCAAGGCGAGTACAGTGACGTGGTAGCAGAGATGGCGCATCAGGTAATATGTGTCCATCCGTGGACAGAAATGTTTTTGTATCCTGAACGGACAAAGACGCCGACGCTCGACAAGATGCTGAAGGAAGCATTGGGTGATAGGACCGTCAACGAGCGTCCTGAAGTTGGCAAGGCACTCAAGGAAGTTGATCTCTTGAAAGGAACTTGGGGTTGATGCCTAAGAAATATAAAATCAACTTCATCATGAAGCTATGGTGCGATCGCAATGAGCGACACACGATAGACTTTATAGGCCGTAGTCCAAAGACCGTCGCACGGATAGCAAAGCGGGCAGGATGGAAGGTACACAATGAAAGTGAAACAGCCACTTGTCCGTTTTGCTATCGAGTCAAAGTTGAATACAAAAACAAAAGGAAAAAATCATATTATGTCTAGCAAGATCGCATTCTTCGATATCGACCACAGCATCGCTGATGCGGCATGGCGCGACAATCTAATGGGAAACTGGGATGAGTATCATGCGAAGAGCATCGATGATGAATCGATTAGCGCAATGGTCGCTCTGGTCGATGCTCTCTATTGCGATCAATGGGCCACGGTTGGTCTGACAGGGCGTCCGGAAAAATTTAGGCAAATAACAGAGGCTTGGCTCTTCAAACGATGCGTCATGCTCGATGAACTCATCATGCGACCAAACGAGGTCTATGACGGTGCCGCGATCTTCAAACAAGGAGCGGTCTTGAAGCGTTGTGAGAAGCTACGCAATCCGCTCGTCCTTGTCTTTGATGATCGTGATGACGTCATCAGTGCTATGCAGACTTCAGGTATCAACTGCGTCTCACTTCAGGTTCACGCTGGAGCTAACAGCATCGTTGGAAGGCCGCCATATGTCGCAAAATAAATCAGTCCCAGATCGCCTTACTGCCCTTGGGGATATATACCGGGAGCGCAACGCTGTGTATGGTGATACGTACAAGACGTTTGGGAAGGTCATGAAAGGTTTCTTTCCAGGATCTGTTACGTTGACGACTGAGGAGGAATGGAATCGCATGGCGCTATTCTTTCATTGCGCTGACAAGCTGGCTCGATATGCCGCTTCATTTCAAAAAGGCGGCCATGTTGACTCGCTTGACGACAATAGCGTCTACAGCCAGATGCTATCTGAGTATGACCAAGAAATGAGAGACAAAAAATGATCGCTGTGGTATTCGATACCGAGACTACAAGTCTCATTCCAAACCACTCGGTCAAGATCGATGCTTTGCCGGAAGTGATTGAGTTCTACGCGGCCAAGGTCGATCTTAAGAAGGGCAAGGTGCTGAAAGAATTGGATATGCTAATCAAGCCATCAAGATCATTGAGCGACAAGCCTGCGTTGGGTGATAAGAAAACGACAACGCAGATCACAGGCATCACGAATGAGATGCTAGCAAAGATGAAGCCCTTCAAGGATCATGCGGATGAGATCGCAAAGATTCTAACATCGGCGGACTATGTGATCGCTCACAATGTCAGTTTTGACAAAGAAGTAATTGATATAGAATTCGAAAGACTGAAGCGAAAGATCAAATGGCCACGGGCAATCTGTACTGTTGAGGCGACCGCTCACATCAAGGGCAGTCGAATGACGTTGACGAAGCTACATGAGTATCTGTTTGGGAAAACATTCGACGCGCATCGCGCCAAGTCTGACGTTGAGGCTTTGATACGATGTTGTTGTGAACTTTATCGTCGGGAGATGATCTAATGTTGTTTCCACGAAAGACTATCAAAGTTGGAAAATGTATCGGCTTCATGACCGCTGATGAGTCCAAATGGATAGAGTATCGCAGCAATCAAATCGAGCATCAAAGAAAGAAATGGTGGAGCAGTCGTCTATCATATCACCTCAATGTGAGAAAAATTCCACGCCAACCAAAAGATAGAAAGCGAGGATTAGTATTGCATACCTGCGATCAGGTTTGGTGTATCAATCCAAAGCATTTATATCTTGGTACTCAATCACAGAACTTTCAAGATGCCTATGATAGAGGTAGAATGGTATCAGCTAAATCATTTGCTGGGAGAAAGCATTCAATTGAGTCTATGACGCAAGCATCAATCAAGATCAAGAAATATTTTCAAACTAAAGCTGGAAAAAAAATTAGAAAGCAAAACTCAGAAAGAATGAAGCAGACGCATTACAGATTAGGTGTAAAAGTTCCACCAGAAGTCACAGCGAAGCGTCTAGCAACATTTTGGAAAAATAGGAGCGAACATGTCAGCTAGAATAAGAACCGGGTATTCATTTAAATGTGCATGGGGCCACAATGAGGATGTGCTCGCTCGCATAAAGGAAATTGGTCTACCAGTCGCGCCAATGACTGATCGTGAGAGTACATTCGGCTTCACGCGTTGGACCAAAGAGTGTAAAGAAGCCGGCATCGCTCCAGTATATGGCGTTGAGCTTGCGGTCGTTGCTAGCGTTGGAGAGAAGAAGCCTGCGATTGACTATATGACATTTCTGGCAACGGACAGTCTCACACCGCTCAATAAGATCTTTCATCTAGCAACCTCATCACCGGCCAGATACCCGCAGTTGCTTTACAAGGAGGTCAACGCCGCAAAGGGCCTCATAAAGATCGCTGGTGAGCGGGCGCAGCTCGATCTGCTCAATGCTAAGGACCCGGACCTATACATCGCGTTGAGCCCGGCAACGTCGAAGGGATTGTACACTCAGGCATTGAAGCTCAAGTTCAAATTCATCGCGTGCTCTGAGAATTATTATCCGGTTGCTAGCGAGCAGGAATTGTATCGCATCGCTCTCGGCAAGCGCAGCAACACGCAAAGTTATCCGATGCACATTCTCAGCGATAAGGAATGGGACAAGGCAGTATGGATCGCTGATGCTGACGTCAAGAAGCAGGCGCTAGCCAATCGCAAGAAGGCATTTGCGAAATGTAAGGCGACCCTCAACCAAGCGAAGATGCTCAAGCCAAAGATCAAAAAGACATTACGCCAATTGTGTGAGGACGGTGCGAAGCGTTTGGGAATCAATCTCAAGGATCCAATCTACAAAGCGCGGTTGGACCGCGAGCTAGCAATGATAGCGGAGAAGCAGTTTGAAGATTACTTCTACATCATAGCTGATATGGTCAGCTGGGCAAAGGAGAGGATGATTGTCGGACCTGCGCGCGGCTCTTCTTGTGGCAGTCTTGCTTGTTATCTCCTCAACATCACTGCTGTGGACCCTATACCATTTGGGCTCATCTTTGAACGCTTCATTGATACTACTCGTGCTGATCTTCCTGATATTGATATTGATTTTAGTGATGCTCATAGACATCTAGTGTTTGAGTACGCAGAAAAGAAATATGGTAAGGACCACGTTGCGCGTCTTGGTACTGTGTCGCTCTTCAAGCCAACCAGCGCGCTGAACCAAGCGGGAGCGTCCCTCAAGGTTCCAAAGTGGATGGTGACGAAGGTGAGTGATGCTATTATTGATCGGTCGCTAGGTGACGCGCGTGCTTGGCAAACCATCGAGGATACTTTCACAACCACTGACGTAGGTCAGAAGATGATGAAGGAATTCCCCGAGATGAAGATTGCTGAGCGTATGGAAGGCCACCCGAACAATAGCTCACAACACGCAGCCGGTTTGCTATTGACCGATAGTCCGATCATCGAGCATGTGGCGATCAACGGTCGCAACGGCGCAGCTCAATGTGATAAGTATGACGCTGAGTCTCTCAACCTCCTCAAGATTGACGCATTGGGATTGACTCAGTTGTCGGTCTTTGAGCGGACGCTCGAATTGATAGGTGAGAAGCCTGTCAACGGCTGGCTTGAGAAATTGCCGCTCGATGATCCCAAGGCGTTTGCGATCCTAAATGAGTTTCGTTTCAGCGGCATCTTTCAGTTCATGGGATTGGCCCTACAATCGCTCGTCAAGCAAATCAAGAACGTCAATCACATCGAGGACATTATTGCGATCACTGCGCTTGCTCGACCGGGACCGATGGCGACTGGCGGTGCCAACCTTTGGTGTAAGCGCCGATTGGGCCGTGAGAGAATTGAGTACAACCATCCGCTCGTTGAACCGTTCCTCAAGGAGACGCTCGGCATCGTCATCTATCAAGAACAAGTCTTGACGATAGGTCGTGAGATTGGTGACCTTTCTTGGGCGCAAGTCACTGCGCTTCGCAAGGCGATGTCGAAGTCTCTTGGCGTTGAGTACTTCAATCAGTTCGGTGATCCTTGGAAAGCGGGCGCAATGAAGCGTGGGATGCCCAAGGACATAGCAGACAAGATGTGGGACGATCTATGCTCGATGGGATCTTGGGCCTTCAACAAGGCTCACGCTGTAGCGTATGGATTGGTATCGTACTACTGTTGCTACCTCAAAGCGTATCATCCGCTTGAGTTCGCAGCCGCAACGCTCGATGCCGAGCACGACACTGCGCGTCAGATCCAGTTACTGCGCGAGATGAAGAACGAAGGCATCGACTATGTGGACGTTGATCCTGATCATTCGACTGATCGTTGGTCGATAGCAAACAACAAGCTCATTGGACCTCTGACGGCTATCAAGGGCTTTGGCCCTGCGACAGTAACTGAGATACTTGAGAGTCGCAAGAGCGGCACGATGTTGCGGGCTAGAGTTGCCGAGCGTCTGCGTGAAGCGAAAACGGACCTTGGTACGCTGTATCCGATCAAGGCCGCAATCCATCGGTTGCTTCCAAATCCAATATCAGCCGGCATCGTAAGCAAAACATACAACCTCAAAGAACTACAATGTGGAATTGAAGAGAGTGTCGTTGCGATCGCAGTCGCGGTTAAGATCGATCCGCGCGATGAGAATGAGGAGGTCAACATTCGCAAGCGCAATGGCGTTGTGAAGAAGGGCCAGACCAAATACCTCAATATGTTTTTCCGCGACGACACTGATGAGATCTTTGTTAAGATTGACCGCTTCAAGTTCAATGAGCTTGCGATCCCGATTATTGAGCGTGGGCGTCCCGGGAAAAGTATCTATGCGATCAAGGGCACGGTGCCGAATGGCTTCCGCATGATCAGTGTCGATAGGATCAAGTACATTGGCGATATGGAGGATGGAGCGTGAACATAACATTTGCTTTGATATCAAATCGACCGAACAAGATGAAGGAATTTGTATCAACGTTCAAGCACGCAATGCACAAGGGCCACCGCTATCACATTTGCGTTTCGTATCAAGACCCGTACACGAACAAGGACCTGCGTGAGATAAGGGCGATGCTCCCTCAGGCCAACATCGGCTTTATGACAGAGCCACGGAAGGTTCCAAAGGGTCCGCTGTTCAATTTCGTTGAGGCGCGTATCCATTCACTGTCGCTCGTCAACGGAATGTCGGACTATATAATTTGGTGCGATGATGATTTCCGTTTTACTGATGGCGCAAGCACGAAGCTTGGCCTGACTGCTGGGCAACGCTACCAAGACGCAATCGACTATCTGGAAGCGAACCCAGCGTGCGGCATCGTACAAATGACCGGCCATCTTGGAGGCTCGCAATTCGGTCGCAAGGTCATTCCGATCTTTGGAGGCTTCATGGAGACTGCGCTTGGCCTTGTGCTGCGTGGCCGCAAGCGCGGGTACAAAGACCTGATTGATCCACGGCTCAAGGTCATTGGTGGCGGATCAGATCCAGCGGTGATGATGACCGCGGTGGCCAATGGATACTACATCGCAAAGACCTTCAACACGCCAATCAACAAGGACCATACCAAGAAGCTATTCGTCGCAAACGGAAAGTCCAAGGTGAACCTGACCGATGATCCGAGCTACAACCATGAATACCTAATCAAGAAAGGAGTTCACGCCAAGATCAGCGAACTGTTTGGAGAGTACCGACATGGTAAAAAATTCTCCAAGGAAATTCTCGCAACCTATCGCAAAGCGGCAACCGCCAAAGGCATTGAGGTGTTAGCGTGAAGCAACCATCATTATGGGACATCACACCTGGTATGGTCGAGCGTCTCAAATCGCTTATATCAGATTCGCTATTTTCTGCTACTCAAATCTCAAAGATGCTTTGTGAAGAATTCCAAGTCATTGTGTCGCGCAATGCTGTGATAGGCAAGACTCATCGCCTTGGACTTCGCTTTAGACCGATCATCAACAAGAAGGTCGCTCCAATTAAAAAACGAAAACGAAAAGTGCGAAAGGTTGTTGCGCTTCCTCCAATCACTCCAGTCGCGATTAATAAATATGTACAGGTATCGATCCAGCAACTTCATAGCGGCGTGTGCCACTATCCAATCGGCCAAAGCCCACCGTTCAAATACTGCGGCGACAAGACCGTCAACCATACCATGTACTGCGAAGCCCACGGCAATATTATGCACATCAAGCCGAAGAAGGATTGGAAATGAAGAAGCGGGATGGCGGACTGCGGCCAATGTTCAAGGCAAAGTTGCCCCATTACTTTTTCATCGCTGTCGAGAATCCAATCAGCGGTGGTGGCGTTCCAGATCACCACTGGTGCGCACGGGGGATCAGCGGATGGAACGAATATAAAGTTTCAAAGGGCAACGTGATTAGTTTTCGCCCAGAGCAGATCGCGTGGCATCGGAAGTACGCTCGCTATGGAGGACGCAGCTTCATAATCGTCCGGCGAGAGAGTAAGAGAGATGGCGATGCGCTCATGATCTTTCGCGGCGCAGACGCCGACAAGAGCATGTTGAAGTTTGAGAAGCCTATTTTGAAATTTGAAGGCGGCCCTAAGCATTGGGACTGGCTTGAAATTGATAAGGCGTTGTGCAATAAACAGCTAGCGAAGCCAACGCTGGAACGTTGAGTTGACCGCCCGGGGAGAAGGCTAGCGCCCTAGCGCCCTAGCGCCCGGGGGAAGGGACCGGGGAGCGCCCTAGCGCCGCGTCCTAGCGCCCTAGGCACCCCTAAGCGCCCGGGGGAAGGGTGTTAGAGGGCTCTTTCTTTCGATAAAGGGAAAGGCTATATTCAGTCCTAGGCGACTAGGACGGTATACGGAATTTATTCTTAGTCGCTTATCTCCGGTAGTTTCGCTTCGCCGGAGTTGGGAAGAAGCCTAGTCGCTCTGATGCGCTGCGGCTTCCCGAAATTCTGAAGCTGGGCTCTTTGAAATCGCTGGCTACTCGAAACGCGGATTGCGCGCCGAAGGGCGCGCTGTCGTCATCGCATCCTACAGCTTGCCGTCGCGAAAGCGCCTGTGCGTAATTGCTTTGTTGAGTAAGTCGATTGACGGTCGCTTAGTAAAGTTTCCAGTTCATATGTAATTTCCCGTCCTAAGCCTAAGTGGAGAAACGGGAAGGGATAATTCTTTCATTAGGATTGTTCCCAGTACTCTGGAGTCAGAGCCCAGAGTATCGGGGAGCAATACCGCTCCAAACGAAAACTGAGAGATGGAAAGATATGGCCAAGCGAACCACTAAGACCAACGCCACCGCCGCCGTCGCTAAGACGCTCGGAAAGTTGATCAAGTCGATCTACGGACCGGACTGGCGCCTGGAGTCGGTCAGTAAAAACACGGTGGTAGTTGAGTTGCTCGATAAAAAGGGCGACAAGCTGTACCACTCTGGACGCTACTTCCAGATGACTGTGAAGGAAGTCTAAGATGAAGAAGAAAAACGAGCTGAGCTTGAACATGTACGTTTGTAAGTTCAAAGGCGAATGGTTCCATAGCGCCTACACGGAACGCTCGCCTGAAGGTTGCGATATGCCCGCCGGTCCGTTTAAGACCTTCAGGGCCGCAGCGAAGGATTTCGCTAAGGCGATAGACGCCTATGCGGATTGGTTCGTTGAAGAAGAGAAAGTGAAGTAGCCTTCCAACGGTGCGCTCCCTTCGGGGAGCGCACAATGGAGTGCTAACTCCCAGACGACACCGAGTGTGCGTCTGTAACCCTCCCCACACAGGAGTTTGTTATGGCTATCTCGAAGAAGGTTGCGAAGAAGTCCACTGCGAAAAAGGTCGTTGCGAAGAAGGCGACGCGACGCAGCTGGGACGACGCGGTCAAATTGAAGGTCGTGAAAGAGTTCAAGACCCGTGAAGGAAGTGCCGCGTCCAAGTTGTTCGCGGCGGTGAAGCGATCTAAGACGGTTGGTGAGGCTCGCAAGGCCACCGCCCGATTAGAGCGTGGTGAGATGCTGATCCCCTACCTGCGCTTCTGGACGAAGCGTGGTGAGTTGAAGGTTGGCGCGTAACTCTTCTCCCTAATTGGCGGCCGCAAATGGCCGCCATTTCTTTTAACCCTGAAATGTAGGACGCCGAATGATGGCATACGATATCGAAGTGGTGAAGACTAAAGTTGTTGAGCTTGAGACGTTGCTTCCAGTCCTTAAGGAAAAGGAATCAAGCGGATTGATCCCGCCTTGCTACGCTAAGGCAGTCGATCTAGTTGCCTGGTGGAAGCGACGTGGCCTCTACTCGGATAAGCAGGTCGCATTCGTCGACAAGCTTATCTACCGCGCTAAGAAAGGCCACCGTAACACGACGCTGAAAATCGAAACGGCGCCCAACGTCGATACCAATCGTCTCGTTGACCAAGTCTTGGAAAAGACTTTGGAGAAGGTTGGCAATCTGGCGGTGGACCAAAAGGTAATCGTTGAGCAGGTCCTCCAAGCGATGGAGGAACGCGCTCCACGGAAGGTCGAGCTGATCGTCAAGCAGAGCGTCAGCGATAAAGGTTCCAAGGTCAAGGGACCGACGCATAAGCAGTTCATGCATCTCTTCAAAGCGGCCAACGTGAGGTTGCCGGGCGGTTATCCGCCCGGGATATTCCTCCAAGGCGAAGCGTCCAGCGGTAAGACGACTGGCGCTAAGCAGCTAGCCGAAGTGATGGGACTGAAGTGGCACTTCAACGGCGCCATTTCGTTCCCTCACGAGATGCTTGGCTTCATCGACGGTGCCGGTAAATATCACCGCACCCCGTTCCGTGAAGCCTACGAACACGGTGGCGTCTATACGTTTGACGAGGTGGATCGGTCAGACCCGGTCGCCTTGCTCGCCGTGAACCCTCACCTCGCGAATGGCGTTGCGACGTTCCCTGATAAGCAGATCAAACGTCACAAGGACTGTATCATAATCGCGACGGCTAACACGTGGGGCCTTGGCGCCGATAGTAACTACAGCGGCGCGACCAAGTTGGACGCGGCGTTTCTGTCCCGCTTCTCTATCCGGATTAATTGGGACATCGACCCTGAGTTGGAAACGGCAATCGTTCCGAATACGGAATGGTTGAAGAAGGTCCGTCGCGCTCGTGATCGTGCGCGGGCTGTCGGACTGAAAGTCTTGATCGATACCCGGGCGGCGCAGGCCGGTTGTGCGTTGATTGAGGCTGGCTACTCGATGGACGAGGCGGCGTTGATGACCTATCTCGCCAACCTGAAACCCGACCAGCGCTCGCAGCTGGCCGCTTGAGAGGAGTAGAAAATGAGAACGGAAAAACTGAAGACCTCTTGGGGCGTCAGCGACAGCTTTATCTTTCTTGATGCCTCAGAGATCGCTGGACTTGTAGACGCTAACCCCACCCACTATCGCGAGGGTGGTGGTTGGTATGGAGAGACTAACGCGCAGTTCAGAAAGCGCGTTGTGTCTGGCGATGAGGCGCTGGTGAATGAGTCCGAGGAATTCTTGAAAAAGATCGAGGACCAAATACCAGTGAGCCGTGGTTGGCGGAATATCGATGATGTTGTTGGGGCGGTTCCAAACGTCCCAGCGTTCCTCGCCGGTCACCCTCAGCATATGAGGCGACGCGAACGGCGCGCAAAGACGACTGCGCCGATTGCGATCTATATGGACCTGACGACCTCTGCGGCCGTTAATTCCAAGGACGTTAGGAAACGGGGCATCGTCCTGCTCGCACTAACGCGAATGTTAGTAGAGCATCGCCCGGTTGAGCTTTGGGTTGGCACTTCTATCGATAGTAGCGACGGTGGAAGTGCGACGGTGGCGTGGAAGGTCGATACCGCGCCGCTGGATCTTGCTCGCGCTTCCTACCATATTAGCTCGACGGCCATCGCTCGACTGTTTGGCTATAAGACCGCTCAACACCGATTGCGTGGCGGAGTTAACTGGCCATTCAGAAGCTACGATAGACATATCAAGACCGCCAAGCAACGTCTGATGGCTGTTGGGTTCAACGATGTGCTCTATATCCCGCCAATCTATCTGACCGATGAACTAGTCACACGGCCAGTCGATTGGCTCAAGAGAGTGATGGCTGAGTACGTCAACAAGGAGGAAGCAGAATGATACGCCGTCAGATAAAAGTTGCCCATGATCGGGCCAATGATAAATATAAAATTCTGACCGTGAAAAATAGCATCGCCTTTAATCCGGGCGATGCGCTCACTCGAGCAGAGGTCAATGGTCTCTGCTCGGATTTTAACTGGGATGTGATCGTTGTCTCTCTCAACGCCAAAATCGATGGAGACTGATCCTGTCTCCCGGGACCGGGGACCGCCCGGGGACCGGGACGGGAGAACCGGGACCGGGACGCCCGGGGACCGTCCGGGCTCCGGTCCCGGCCCTAGAACGCCGCCCGGGGGACCTAGGCTAGGCCGGGATTAGGGCCAGGGCCGCTACTACCCTAGCCGCCATCCCCTAAATCGAGCCTAGGGCCGCCCTAGGCACCGTAAAACAAGGGCGGTAATTAAGCACCTATCTACCCTTCCCCGGGACCGGGGAAGGGATTTCCACCGCGTCCTTTCGCCCCCAAACTGGAGAATGAAAAATGGCCTATGAGGTGTTCTATATCTCGGATGAAGAAAAATTCTTATTCGAGGTGGATGAGGCTGGATGGTATTGGTGGACATGTCAAGCTGGGTGTCTGCCTGATAGCGAGGCGCTTGGGCCTTATCAAACTAAGCAACGGGCTGAGGAAGCCGCAAAGGAGGGATAGATGGATTTGGAATCAGTGAAGGTAAAGGTCCGGAAATTTTTACGAAAGGAATTTCCGGAGATTGCTATTGACTCGGATGAGATGGGGATCACGGACGAAATCTCTCACGTGATCTTTGAGCTCATTGAAGGCGACGATGGAGATGATGAAGGTACGCTCGATCACTTCAATCGCTACATCGCCGGTGATCGATAAAAGGAAACAACACACACAGGAGAACTAAAATGGAACCGATCGTGATATTCTTTCTAGCAGTGTACTTCTTCCCAGCGATCATCGCAGCGGTGCGTGGTCACCATAACCAGAACGCGATCTGCGTGCTCAATCTTTTTACGGGCTGGTCCGGCCTTGGTTGGATTGCTGCGCTGGTTTGGGCTTGTACGAATCGAGCGTGATATAAACCTTCCTTTTGAGATGGAATGGGTTTAGCTTTCCGACACTGCGCTCCCAATCAATGAGGAGCGCAGCACGGAGCGCTGAAGCTCCAACCAGGAGGACTACCAAATGATGAGTGATGTGGAAGTTCAAGCTGAGACGGCGGTACCTCTCGCCAACGGCGCAACGACGCCAAAGAAGAGAGCGCCAAGGAAAGCGAAAGTGAAAGTCGCAGCTCCCAAGGAGGCTGTTGAGGAAAAGGAAAAGAAGAAAACTGCAGCGCCAAAGAAGGCTGTGAAGGTTAAAGGCAAGAAGAAAGTTGCGAAGGCTAAGGGCAAGAAGGAAGGCACAAAGCGCGGTCCGCGTGTTGCTGACGATGCGACGTTTAAGGTCGTATCAAAAAAGGAATATCGCGACGGGTCAATCAAGGGCCAGATGTGGGCCGCGCTCTCTGGTTGTAAGACTGTTGGTGAGGCCAAAAAGAAGATGGCGAAATACGAAGCTAAGGAAGGCAGAGCCGCTGCGACGTTCCAAATGTGGAGCAAGCAGGGCGATGTGAAGGTCACCGCTTAATTCCGACTGGGGCTACCGAGAGAGGCCAGGCAATCGTCTGGCCTCTTTTATTTTCACACACAGGAGAATGAAGATGGATAAGAGCAAGAAGCAAAATCAGTTCGCGTGTTCGATCTGCGGCGACCAGGTCGAAGGATTTGGAAACAACGCGTGGCCGATCAACGATGGCCGATGTTGTGGTGATTGTAACTCAATCGTGATCGCGAAGCGCATCCGCTTAATGATGGGGAAGTCGCGATGAAAATAACTGAGACTGAACGTCTCGTCCTTGCGGCTTATTTTGCGCGTAGCAATATGGGACTGGGCAGAGCAACTCGGAAAGAGATCAAGAGATTGATCAATGGAGATGGATACGGTTATAGCTCAGTGACGTTGCCCAGTGCCGTGCTCAGTCTAAGTCAACAGTTCCTAGAGACGGACGAACAATATCAAATGTTCCTTGGCGAGGCCCGCATGTGGGCCTCACGGAGATATTTTGGTAGGAAGTACAGCACGCGTGAGGCCATCTTGAAGAATTGGCCCCACGTCAAAGAAGCCTTCTGGCCCGATGGAGAGAATCAAATGAGCGACAAAAATACGATTGTTGCCCATACCAGCGCGACTAAGAAAACCATAGCAGGGTTCAAGCGTCTGGCCGATGAGATGGAGGGTCTACTCGAACATCTTGAGGATAGCACGGACAGTATCAACATCACCATCGTTAAAGAGAACCAATCCGGTCACAAGATCACTCTGACGATAATTAAACCTGAACCTACCACAACTAAACCTGAACCCAATCCGAATGATGGAGAGAGCGATGGCGTATAGACCGGGAAGCTACAAGGCTGAGATGCTCGCAGTCTATGAGAAGAAGGGCGTCCAAGCGGCGTTCGAGCATGGGCTTAAGATTGGCTGTGCGTTGACGACCGCCAAGTTGGCGATCTCAATTTGGGAGAAGCGAGCAGGCAAGCCAAAGCCGGAGTTCAAACTTCCAAAAGGCTACACGCCAACTGAGCGGCCCAAGCGTGAGAAGAAAGTCAAGGAAGAGAAGGAAGGAAAGTCCAAAGGCAAATTGGACAAGGCGACTGAGTCCGTCATTGAGAAGGCGCAGCGACGGATCAGGGCGCAGATGGAGCGGGACCGGCGCAAGGCGGCCAATCCAACTCCCAAGGTCAAGAAGGAAAAGGTTGAAGGACCGATCACGATGAGCTCCAAGTACAAGCTCACCAAGGTCACGTACATCAAGGATGAAAAAGAGGAGATGGCGTACGTCATCGCGCAAGGACCTGAGCAGTCGCTTGTTCGGTTCAAGCACAACGGCAAAGAGTTGTGCATTCCGAATAATTATCTCGAGGGTATTCCAACCGATGATGGGAAGAGGAAAGCGAAATGAAGAATGTCATCTGCGCGCTTTCCTGCTTCCTTCTTGTAGCGTGTAATGACAATCAGCCGACTAAGATGCCGCCGCGCGTACCTCAGCCGCAACAACAGACGGCTGAGATTGAGGACATCGATGCGTTATACGAGGCTGGTGTGTCCGCTCTGTCTGAAGTTATGGGGCGAAAGAAAGTCATCACTGAGAGGGTACTGCCGGAGCCTCCATTGGTGACGCCCCCAACTCCGGATGCGCCGCCGCCCAAAGTTGTAGCGCCTCGCAGGCCCAAGGCCAAAGAGGCGAAGGCGAGTGGCGGTGATGTGTGCAGTCGTCACAACCTGCGAAAAGTTTTTGTCAGTCGCTACAAATGGAGATGTAAAAAATGAGTTGGTTCCGAGGACGACCGACAACTGTTCGTTGCGGCCAGCGCGTCTACTTAGTTCACAGCGAGCGCCACGTTGGCGTAGTTCAAGCCGTGTTCAACAAGCGAACGGTCCGCGTTAAATGGGACGATTGGAGTTGGATCACCGATGAAGATATCGATGATCTCCAGACGCTCGATTTTGTCGAACCAAAAGCCAAGGAAGGAAAATAACATGTCGCTCTTCACTGAGCCGTGTCCTTGTGGGAGTGGCGATGTCCCACACAAACTCTATGATGGCCATGGGATCTATCTCACATTCGCCTGCTACAAATGCGAGAAAGAAAAGTTAAGCAGGTATCGCTCAGACATCATGGAGCGATACGATTGCGATGAGCCGATTGATGAGGACTGATCCCTGTTCTCCCGGGGACCGGACCGCCCGGGGACCGGGGGAACCGGCCCGGGGGAAGTTCCCCCGGGGAAGGGCCGTCCGGGGAGATAATCCCCGGGAACGGCCCTAGGATGCCGCCCGGGAAACCGGGACTAGGCCGGGATTAGGGCCAGGGCCGCTACTACCCTAGGGCCCACCCCTAAATCGAGCCTAGGGCCGTCCTAGGCACCGTAAAACAAGGAGGTAATTTAGTACCTATCTACCCTTCTCCCGGGGACCGGGGAAGGGATTTCCACCGCGAACCAATGGAGATGCTCTTGCGAAAAAATCCAATGAAGAAAAAATTCAAACTGTGCGCTCATTGTGAGATTGTCATGGTTGAATTGAAAGAGAACGCAGACCCGAGATTGAATTGGATCTGTGATAGTTGCTACATGCTAGTGATTGAACCCGATTACGACAATGGAGAAAGATACAACCAATGAACGCTACCCGGTCAGAGAATGATCTCTGGCCGGGCAATACCCACACAGGAGAAACTACAATGGCATTCATCGTTTCGTTTTCAGTCGGTGATAAACAGTTGGGAGAAATCCTCGCTGCGATCCACCGCTTCAAGATAGACGATCTGGACTTGCGACCGCTCATCGTGAAGGGTGCGGGAGGAAAGAAAGGAGGTATCCAAGCATGGAGAGCGGTTGCGGCTTTCGCGACAGATGCTCCAAAGCAAGCGAAGGAGTTCAAGACCGCGCTCTCAGAGAATGGTTATTCGATCGATGGAGTTAGCACTGCGCTTGCTACAGCCGTAAAGAATGGTCTGATGAAAAAGACCGCCAAGGGTTACATTAAGGCAGGAGGCTCCAAGTGAGAACCAAACTTTACAAGACATATAGTTTTCGCACCAAGGACCCAGTGATTGACGCGTTGCGCGGTACGGTCAACGGGAAGGGATATGGGCAGCTATCGCAAGATAGTGGCGTATCATCGACGACGCTTTACAATTGGTTCTATGGACCGACAAAGCGTCCGCAGTTTGCTACCATTGCGGCCGTCGCTCGCGCTATCGGCCCTGAGGGCATCGAGGCCGTCGTCAAATGTATGAGGAGTAAGATGTAATGAAATTCGGAGAAGAGGGCGAGTGCGAGTTCTCAGTATGCCAGTTCTTCATCGACGGCACCTATGAGTATGTTCGTCGCTGGGTGACTGCGAAAGAAGCCGTGACCGTGGCGCATCACTACACTAACAATGTCGCCGTCAAGATGGGCGTCGTTGATCGCGTGATCATTACGGACGGTGGAGACTTCACTGTCTTTGAATGGAAGCGCGGTAAGGGCGTCACGTTCCCTACAAACGTACATAACTAGTTGCGACACCCCAGCACAGGCGCGGCCATCAGCGCGTGCGGAAGGTTTATTCATCTCCCTTCCAACAAGGTTTGGTTCGCGTGAGCGCGTTCGTATTGCTCCGCGTGAAACCAAATTAGGTGGCCTTTCTTCTCATTCAACAGGAGGTTAAAATGGTACCAGTCTTGATAATTCACGAAATGTGCGATCCAAACCATGTCGGATATATCCCTGGATGGCTCGATGAAAATGATCCTAGGCCCGCACGCGATCAACTCCACACTAATTATGTACATGGTGGAGGATGGCGGCCCTTCAAAGGGTTCGAGCTGCGCGACGATCTATCACTCAAATACCCGGGCGACCCAGCTCATCCGGCACTCGCAGTAATGAAGATGAGAGATGAGATGATCATAACATATCAATTTGGTTGGGTTGCTATCATCCAATTGGATGGAAGTTTTGAAGTGTCGAGGATGGACTAAGAGATCCCACAGCAAGGAGTAAGAGCCATGAAACTGAAAGACGATCCGCCCGTTCAGTATTCCAATTCAGAGTTGCGTTTGTTTGTGTTGCTAGGGCCTAACCCAAAGAACACGACGATATTGACCAATGCCTTCTACAAAGGGAGAAACAAACCACACCACGCGCGCCAAGCGGTTGTATCATATCTTAAATCTCTGGATGATAAGCTAAAGATCAATGGCGAGAATTGTAAGGTTGCTAAGACAAAACGTCGTGGCCCAATCCCTATCGAATGGACGCTGGTGCCTCGCAAATTGAATAAGTATCAGCAGGCGGCCATGGTGCGTAACCGCCTAAAGAATGTCAAGAAGAGGATTGAGGCCGCATGAAGTATCAGTCACCATTCGAACCTTGGGCTCATCAGAGGACCGCACTCAAGCTATCAGAAGGCCGGGAATTTTTCGCATACCAAATGGCGATGAGGACCGGCAAGACCAAAGTGGCGCTCGATGACTTTGGCCGGTTGGAAGCTGAAGGAAAGGTCAATGACTTGCTCGTCATCGCTCCAGCTGGCGTCTACAAGACTTGGGAGACAGCGGCCAAGGAGCATCTTGCGCCAGCGCTCTACAAACGCTTGCGGATCAATATATGGGAGTCAGGCAAGAACGCTCACCGCGCAAAAATACGCGCGCAGTTCTTAGCCGAGCATAAACGACCGCGCATGCTCATAATGAATATCGAGGCGTTGTCGAGCGTCGATGAAGCGTTCAAAACGGCCAAGACCTTCTTAGAGCAGCGCAGCGTTTACTTCGCTATGGATGAGAGCACAACGATCAAGAACGATAGCATCAGGACCAAAAAGGCTTTGAAGCTCGCACCGCTCGCGACGGTGCGGCGTATCTTGACCGGCTTGATCTCCCCGCGTTCGCCTCTGGACGTGTTCTATCAATTCCAATTCTTGAAGCCTGGATGTTTGGGTCACCAGACATTCACGACATTCAAGGCACGCTATGCCGTTGAGGAAAAGATTTGTACCTTGCCGACTGGGATACTCCAGAGCAAGTTGCTAAGGGCCACGGGCGATGGACGCGTGACAATCGATGGATGGATTTGTTCGGTTGCTGACCTAGATCGCAAGACTGTGCTTCTTGAACTCGACAAGAGGCGGATATGGTATGATAACTTTCCTGCGATCACAGGCTACAAGAATGAGGAAGAGTTGCGCGACAAAATCGCCGCGCATTCATTCCGGGTATCGCTCGCGGATTGCTATGACCTACCGCCCAAGCTGTATAGCTTTCGCGACGTTGAAATGACTACGGACCAAAAGCGTATTTATAAATCGCTCAAGGAGAATGCGACCGCAGAGTTGATGGAAGAGCAAAAGACAACGGGCCATGTTACCGCACTCAACGTCATCTCGCGAATGATCCGGCTTCATCAAGTTCTCTGCGGGCACACCCGTGATGAGAACAACGAGCTACATGAAGTCGATGAGAAGCGTACCAAACAGCTCATGGAGGTATTGGATGAGGTGGAAGGCAAAGCGATCATTTGGTGTTCCTACGATTACAACGTAAGGAAGATCAGCAATGCGATCTCCAAGGCTTATGGACAAGACAGCGTTGCCCGGTTTTGGGGCGGCAATATCAAGACCCGTGAAGCGGAAGAAGAGCAATTCAGAAATAATCCTGAGTGCCGCTTTATGGTTGGTACTCCATCTGCTGGCGGTCGCGGCCGTCTGTGGGTTGTTGCTGATACTGTTATATATTTTTCCAATACAAACAATCTAGAATACCGCTCTCAATCAGAAGAGCGTGCACAAGGTATCGATAAGATCAAGTCAGTCGCATACATTGACTTGATTGTTCGCGGGACCGTCGATGAGAAGATCATTGAGGCTCTGAGGAACAAGATCGATATGGCCGCTACAATCAGCGGTGATGAGTGGCGTCAATGGCTAATCTAACACACACAGGAGAATAAAATATGGTACGTGATCCGAACAATGTGCATATGAGCGAACACGAGCATAATATGCCAAAGCCAGTAGCTGCCGAGGACCTTGGCCGGTTATCTGCTGAGGCTGTGCAAGCTCAATATGAGAAGGCTGCGGCTGCGGTCGAGGAGATGGGCACAGCCGTCAAGGAGCGCATATCCAAATTGGAAGGTGCGTTGCGCGAGACTGATGCGGATATGAAGTTGCTATCTGAAGCAGCGGCTGCCATTCGCGAGAAAGGCAAGCTGGTCTATCTCCAAATTGAAGAGGCCAATATTCTGTCGCAAGATATTCGAGCGGCAGCGGACGGGTTCAAATTAAAAGTTGGCATCACAGGAAAGTAAATCTCAATGGGGCTGGTCGGCAACGGCCAGCTCCCTCACACACAAGGAGAGTAAGATGAATAAAAAATATGCTACTGAGGACATCGTCGCAATTCACGTAATGGCGTATGGACCTCGTCACTTGATGAAGGCAGTGCTGGCCGGCTTAGATATAGCAGCTGAGCGAAAGGTGAATGATTTTGCTATTAAGGAAGCCAAGGCTATCGCTGAGTTGGCTACGCAGATTAACGAGTGCTTGTTGATCGATGTTAGGAAATTACCAACACACAAGCGGAGCAGCAGCTAATGGCCTATGATTACAACAAGACCTATCCATACCCGCCAGGCACAGCAGTGACATGGCCCGGTGGATCAGGGATCGTTACTGAAGCTTCATCGCCCTATAGCGTAGTGGTGGACAATCGGATCAGCATCTCTGTTACAATCATCACTAGTCATAAGATGGAGAAGAAGAAACATGGATCCAGAAAAGCAAAAACTTAAAACAATCGCTCAGCGTGCACATGGCGTCTTGCGAACATTGAAGATGGGAGATGCCGGTACAATCGCTTGCGACAAGCAATGCACGATGGAGGATTTTAAAGAGTACATCGTTGCTTATTCATACCACAAGGCCAAGTGGTTCACCGTCACGCAAGACTCAGTATCTAATATCTTGATATGCAAACGTGTGACGCCACCGCCTTGGAATCATCCGGAACCAGATCAAGAACATGAGGAGCCATAAATGAAAGATGAACCAGTTGAAATGTCAATTAGAGAAGCTATGAACGCTATGGCTATAGCCTTAGATAAAATCCTCAATGGCGCTACTATGAGCGGCAAAGGCAAACGCGAGAATGGATTTGTCTTGCTTGTCTTTCCGTTCAATGACAAGAGCGGTCTGTGCAACTATATCTCTAATGGCGCTGATCGCAAGGACATCATTAAATTGTTCAAGACACAGATCGAACGCTTCGAGGAGTTTGAAGCTAGCAATGGAGAAGGTGGACTATGAAGATCATTATCGCTTTGCTACTGCTGACGCTACCGAGTGTTGCCTTGGCGCAAACCAAGCAGCAAACGGTCCGTAACCCGAATGGCCAAGTGGTCGGCCGCACAGTGACTGACACGCGCGGCAATACAACGTTCTACAATCCACTAGGCCAGACTACAGGTCGTGCAGTTACTAATAACAACGGCACTACATTCTACGATCCAATGGGCCGGCAGACCGGCCACTCAAAGTAAAATCTCACACACATAGGAGGAATTGATATGTCTGATATGAATCCGATCCAACGTCTGACGCGTGACCTTGCCACGGCCGCCATAACCCTGAGTGATGCGGAGGCAAGGTTCCTCGTTGATAGCTACTACACCATGCAAGAAAATCGTATTCGCGCAGCCGGGCAAATCCGCTCGATCAAGGAAGAGCCTCACTTGGTATTGTCTTGGTACGAGGAACAGAGTGCGACGCTGGAGGCGCAGATCAAACGCGCCCTAGATAAATACACTGAAGGTCATCCGGTTGGTGAATGGATGCGCGGCGTCTTTGGTATCGGACCGGTGATCAGTGCCGGTCTGCTCGCGCATATCGATATCCATAAGGCACCAACTGTAGGTCACATCTGGCGCTTTGCCGGTCTTGATCCTACTGTGCGCTGGGAGGCAAAGAAGAAGCGGCCATGGAATGCGGCGCTGAAAGTGATTTGCTTTCATGCCGGTGAGAGTTTTGTAAAGTTCTCTGGGAATGAGAAGTGCTACTATGGCCATATCTGGAAGGAGCGCAAGGCACAAGAAGAGAAGCGCAATGAGCTTGGAGAATTTGCCGATCAGGCAAAGGCCAAGTTGGAGCGATTCAAAATCGGTCAAACGACTGACGCTTACAAAAGCTATATCATCGGCAAGTTGCCCCCAGCTCATATCCACGCGCGAGCAAAACGCTATGCGGTCAAGCTCTTCTTGTCGCATCTTCATGGCGAGATGCACAGAAAGATTTTAGGTTCTGAGCCGCCGCTGCCGTATCCGATTGCACATCTCGGTCATGTGCATCTGAAATAATATAAGCCATCGTTTACGAGAGTACCACGGTCCATGAGCGAGCCATCATTGTTGAGAGAACCAGAGCGTTGGAGCGAGCCACCTATCATGAGAGCACCATGATGTAAGAGCGAGTCATTGCCTTCGAGAGAACCACTCAGTCTGAACGAGCCATAATGTCAGAGTGAACCATTTTCTGTGAGCGAGCCAGCGTGCTGGAGAGAACCATTTAAGAGGAGCGAGCCAAAGCGGATTGAGAGAACCATTTGGGAAGAGCGAGCCATGACCTATGAGAGGTCCATTGATAATGAGCGAGTCATTGGCGACAGAGAGAACCATAAGGTCAGAGCGAGTCATGACGTCAGAGAGGACCAATGCACCTGAGCGAGCCATCATCCTTGAGAGAACCAAATGACAAGAGCGAGCCATGATGTCCGATAGGATCATTTCACATGAGCGAGCCATACCTGAGGAGAGAACCAGGATTGATGAGCGAGCCATGTCAAGCGAGAGAACCAGTAGGACAGAGCGAGCCGAACGGAAGAGAGCGAACCATTGCGTGTGAGCGAGCCAACAACCAGGAGAGTACCATGTTCAAGGAGCGAGCCGTGTCGTATGAGAGGACCACGCAGGGTGAGCGAGCCATTACGACTGAGAGTACCAATCCACATGAGCGAGCCATCAAACACGAGAGTACCAATTGACGTGAGCGAACCATTGTGTCAGAGAGGACCATAAGATCAGAGTGAGCCATTTCCTCAGAGTGAACCATCTTCCTTGAGCGAGCCATGATGGCAGAATAGAAACATGTCACATGAGCGAGCCACTAATCGCGAGAGTACCATTCGATGCGAGCGAGCCAAATGAACGGAGAGAACCAAATAGCCAAAGCGAGCCATCTCCCTTGAGAGTTACCAATGTAAGCGAGCGAGCCACCAGGACTTGAGAGCACCACATAGAGAGAGCGAGCCAATGATGTAGAGAGGACCATTCCACAAGAGCGAGCCAATTAATGCGAGAGAACCATTAGTGGGAGCGAGCCAACAATGAGGAGAGAACCATACGATGTGAGCCAACGACGATTGAGATTACCATCAGCCGAGAGCGAGTCATAACCTCAGAGAGTACCATTCAACGTGAGCGAGCCATACCAGATGCGAGTACCATAAGAAGAGCGAGTCAAGACCTCAGAGAGAACCATTGGAGTGGAGCGAGCCAAAACGCAAGAGAGTACCACATAGAGAGAGCGAGCCATGAGCTGCGAGTGAACCATGAAATGCGAGCGAGTCAATACAAAATGATAGGTCGCTAAAAGAAGAGCGAGTCATTATAATAGAGCGCACCATAAAATAAGAACGAGCCAAAGATCAAGTGAGCACCAGATGCTACGAGCGAAACATTTGCCGCCAGACTTCTTGCTCCAAACTCTGGCGGTATATCATGGAGCATTCTGAAAGGACTAAACCTACAATGAAGAAGCTTCTTCTAACAGCGGCACTGCTTTTGTCGGCGGCGGTGTCAGTTCCAGCCAATGCCGCAACTATCGACCTGTTCGCGGTCACACCCTCGACCAGCACCTTGACGCTATCATCGGTCGTACCCGGTGGTAACCAACCTCGCAACCACCCCTGCCTGATCTGCGGCACCAATCAACCCGCACAACCGACAGGGTTCGGCTACAACAACTTCGACGCCACCGGCAACGTCAACGACTATCTGATGTTCTCGACGGCGACTGTCGGTGGCTCTCTCGGCCAAGACCAACTCGGCACAGGCTACTCACTTGCCGATGGTGCCTTCCTCGCAGCACTTGCCGGTAATACCAGCTTTGCTGTTGGCATTGACGTGAACGATACTAACAAGGCGCAGACCTTGGAGTCGTTCTACTTTCTGAACCTCACGCAGCGCACGGTGCTGGCGTCATTCTCGCCGGAACCGGGCGGCGTTCCGGTACTTGCGCCGAACAACGGCACAGGCTATCCAGACTACACGCTGAGTGGCTTTGATATCAATCGTGGTGATATCAGGCTGGGCGATCAGGTCATCTTCTTCGCACGTTGGTCTGGTGCGAACGATGGTCCTGAGAGCTTCTTCTTGGTGCCTGTTGCAGTACCCGGTCCGTTGCTGGGTGCTGGCCTTCCCGGTCTGATTGCTGCGATGGGTGGACTTATTATGCTTGCCCGCCGTCGCCGCAAGATGATCGCCTAACAAATAATGATGGGAGGCGGGAAACTGCCTCCCAACTTAACAAAAGAGTGAGTAAACAAGAATGAGTAAACAAGAGTGTCAGATCGAGCCAACAGCTGTGATAGTATCATTGGTTCAGAGCGGGCCATGAGAATCATGAATAACGAGCGAGCCATTCCGGTGAGAGTACCAACAAACCAGAGCGAGCCATTATGGTCGAGAGAACCAAATTGGTCGAGCGAGCCAATGTAGTTGAGAGTACCAAAATTGAAGAGCGAGCCATGAAAAACGAAAGATCCAAATTAAGCGAGCGAGCCTATCATGAGTGAGTGGACCAGAGTGCCGGAGCGAGCCATTTAGTTTGAGAGCACCAAGCAAGCAGGAGCGAGCCATTTTGAAAGAGAGAACCAAAGCCATTGAGCGAGCCATCTCAAAAGAGAGAACCAAAGCCATTGAGCGAGCCATCTCATATGAGAGAACCAGACTTTGAGAGCGAGCCACATTACGCGAGAGAACCCAGCGGAGAGAGCGAGCCATTGTGAGTGAGAGGACCAACATTCAGGAGCGAGCCATTAAAGGTGAGAGAACCACTTCGAGAGAGCGAGCCATCGTCTGCGAGAGAACCACAATCTATGAGCGAGCCACCCTTCATGAGTGCACCAAAATCTATGAGCGAGCCAATCAACTTGAGAACACCATGTTACAAGAGCGAGCCATCCTTCATGAGCGCACCATACTGCAAGAGCGAGCCATAGACGAGAGTACCAACACCACCAGCGCGTCCGATGGGCAAAAAAAATAGGGCCGCTCGATCATGAGCGGCCCTAGGTGGGCATCAGGCAAAGAATTAGCAAGGATTGCATATTGGCGGTGGCGCCGGTCCTAATGATGGGACAGGACTTATACCACCGCCAGAAGTTTTCCCAGCGGGTATGTTCCGCTGAAGATGCCGCGTGGCGGCAGTACGCCAGCAAACCAACTCACTACCATAATCAAGATCAATAGCACAATGATGAACTGAGCGATCTTGAATACCATCGGATCGATTGGTATGCCGAACCACTTCAGCGCCCACCAAATGATCGCGACGCACAGTAGCAAGATACCGATGTTCAGTAGCAGGTATAGTACACTAATGAGTAGTGACATGGCCGTCTCCTCATCTTTTGCTTCTCCATAGCATATACGCTAAACAAAGCACGGCCGGTACATAAGAGAACATCATACCAAATAAGAATGCACCGCCGCACTCAATCATCCCTTCGTGCCGACCTGTTCTCCGTTTATGAACACCATCACCTCGCCTTCGACCTCAATATGAATTTGCGGGATCGATTCCGGTGGTGGTTCAGTAATTGGCGGTACAGGTGGGCGTGTCGGTCGATCTGGACGCACTGGCGGTTGTGTCAAAGCTTCGCCACCCAGCACATCGGCAATCTTTTTGCAGATGGCGGAGAACTGATCAAGATAGAGATCAGCATCAGCCTCACTATCGACAAAGCAAACTTCGAGCAAGATCGATGGCTCGTCGGTGTTATTCAAAAAGAACAAGTCGCTTCTTTTCTTCGCACCACGGTTGATGAAGCCGCACGATGCGATGGCCGCTGATACCTCGGCCGCGAGCGCGGACTGCGTGACATAGAGCACCTCAGTACCCATTGGCTTGCTCACTTGCTCATAGGCATTGAAGTGAACCGAGATGTCAAGGTCGCGGGTTTGTTTGTTGTGATAGTTTACGATGGTGTTGAGGTTCTCGTTTTGAGAGTGCGAAGTATCATCGTGGAATTTCTTGACTGTGACGCCGCGCGCCTCTAATTCCTTGGCCAGTAGCTCCACGACATTGCGCGCCTCATCAACCTCATCAAGGATACCTGACGCGCCGCGAACGTATTTGCCGTGACCGGAAGAGATCACGATGCTATTGTAGTGCATAGCGGGCTCCTGTGGTTGTTCAGAATATGGATAGATAACTTCAACCTCGTCATCGGTTGTAATGCCAAGGGCCGTCATCAATCCCTTGCTAATGTCCGCAACACGGTCAGTGTTCTCGTTTGGTCCCCAATCGGCAGGGTAGGCTAGAAACTCCTTGCCTGTCTTTGGAGCACGCACCATCGCCATATGCTCAAGCAGAGATGGCTTTGGATAGATATTGTAGTCCCAACGGGTCGCAATAAAGAACTCAGCAGGATCGAGACGCCGCGCCAGCCCTGTCGTATTGGGAGGCTGCGATGGCAAGAACAAATGCGGCGCCATATCAACTTCATAGATGAATGCAAGTCCCTCAGATGGACTAACGCCCGTATCCTCAGGACCGCCAAACCATGATACCTTCCCGCGTAGATGCATGTTGTTTATCCTCACATTGGTTGAAAAATGAACCGTTCGATGACGTGTGAGTTATGGAGGGCAGTCCAACACACACGGCAAATGCCGAACGGTCCAAGTCACAGGAGGAACATCGTCAGGCAGCGCCTTCCTCAGGCGGCTCTTTAACAGGCGGTTGTTCGACAGAAGAAGGCTCAGGTGGGAACAATCCTTCAACCGGGTCCTTCTTTGGCTTCTCTGGCGTCCCACGTTGTATCCAACCAGGGAAATGAGCCGCATTCAAAATGGGATGCGAGAGATTTGCGCGCGTCGTGAAGCCAACACCACGTTGATAGTTGTGCTCAACCTCAGTCATCATATATGAGCCATCAACTCCAGGACGCGCACCCTTGATTGTAATTCGAGTGCCGGCCTGGGCCCGTGGATCACCATTGATGATCACCCAACCGTTGCCGCGATTGCCTTCGGAGTCAGCAGTCGTTCCCTGATTGCCTTGCTGCCCGTTTGTTTGGTTAGCAACCGGATTGAGGATGTTAGCGATAGCACTGGACGCGCCAAATGGCGTGCTGCCTCCAATGGCCTGTCCTATAACTTGCCAATTCGCTTTGTGCAAATCGAAAAATTTCGCCTGGGCCTGACCGTACTGCGCGCGTGCCGAGAACGGATGGATACGCCAGCCAATCAGATTCACTCCCCATACCGCATCAATAGAACCGAGCGCCACACCGTCAGCATTGACGCCTTCGTTAGACCCAACGAGGCTCATGACCCCGCCATTAACCGAGAAGCGTCCACCAAGCTCACGCGCCATGCGTTGGCCAAAATGGTGTGCGCTCTCATTGAAGTGCCAAAAGTCACGGGTGATCTTCATCATCGCAGGTGACAACTTCGCAGTTAGTCCTGCCCTGCCGGCCATGTCTTGCATGACAGTCATGAGAGGAATCTGACCACCAGCACCACCACCAGCGCCGCCACCGCCCCCACCAGCGCCACCTCCACCAGCGCCTCCACCGCCGCCTCCAGCAGAGGTCTGCGTTGCTTGACTATCATCCCTTTGTCCTTCACCATGTGACCCTTGTTGTATTTCTTTGCCCTTGTTTTTTAGATCAGCAGACGTACCATCAATCCACAATCGACGCCCGCCACCACGTCGCGAGAATCCAGACTCGGCTTTTGATACAACACCATGGAACACAACTCGCATTCCAGGGCCGCCCCAATCCAATTCCATTGCGCGTTCTTGTGGCGACGATGGTGCGCGTTCGCCCGGGATGCGCGGCCCTTCTCCAGACCATCCCAACGCAACTGCAATGTTTTCACCGTCGGGCGGAATTGCTAGTTCGGCATTGCGGTCGTCAAGCTCAAGATGACATTCGCTCACGCCACCCTCGGTCTGATTGATGACCTTGACAGAGATCAGATAGGGCTTTAGACGGTCCGTGACGTTTTGTCCGCCAACAACAACAGAGCATGCCGCGCGTCTATTCGGACCTTGATGCTCGGCCATCGCTTATTCCCCGCCGCCGTTCTCGTCAACCTCCTCAATGATCGCTTCCAGTTGATCAGGGAGAAGGCCATAGCGTTCTTGAATTATCATCGCAGCACCATCGCTGGAGTGACCATCCTCCAGCATTGTTTTGTATTCCAGTGCGATCTCATATTTGCGATCATCATCGATCATGCTAATATCGGCAGACATATTCCATCTCTCCTCTCTTTTCAGTTGTTGATAGGTTCGTTGATAGGTATGGCGTTATCTGCTTGCGTTGGAGACAACTGCGTCATTGTGCCTTCCGCAGTCGATCCCCACAGCACGACCGTGGCCTTTACCTTTGGAACGCCACGCAGGATGTCCATGTCAATCGGGACACGCACTTGTGTGCCGACTGGAAGGAACGGACTGTAGCGATGAAACTTTGCAAGATGCGGATTGTCGTCAAGCATTCGCTCAACCATCCCCGGTGCACGATTACGATATCGTTGCCACACAATCAGATCAACCGAGATACGGTCCGCACCAACAGTGACGAGGTCATAGGATGTTACGGTCATGTGTTCTGCGCTGCCTTCCACAGATAGCCAAAGGTTGCTGCTGGGTCATTTGGCGTTGGTACACGCTGGAACGAAGCATCGAACTCTATCATCTGTCCGACACCATCCGGCGCAATCAATGAATGTGCGCGTTGTAGCGTCTCTAGGATGAACCAACCGAAGTGCCACCCGTCACCACGGACAAGAACATGGGCCTGCCCCTCTCGTCTCATATTGTCAAGCACCTCAAGGTGACCCAACCCACCGCTGCTCGGTTGTAATCCATTAAGCTTCTCCGGTAGCAGTCCAGCGCCAACGCGATTGATAGTGTCTTTCCTTATTTC